ATTATCTTGTATGGCTACTCTTACAGTTCCTTCATCTAAAATTTTACATATCTGACTTTTCCTAGAAAATCCTTTAAATGATACGGAAAAGTCTTCTTCTTTATTTTTTTGAATTAAAGAGGTAAGTATTACAAATAAGTTTATTGCAAAAAAGTTTATAGCAATTAGACAGGCTGATATTCTTTGCAAGGGAGATAACTTTTGCATATAGCCTCCTATTATTTATAAAAAGAAAATGGTGAATCTGTCCAAGTATCATCTGATTTAGATGCTCTTGCGTTTTGAATTGCTTTCCATTTTTGTGTTGACCAAGCAAATCCAGAGTCTCCACCCCAAAGTAACCAGGCTATCTTTCCGTTTGATGGACGTTCTGCATTGTCCCAATCTTTACCTTGCTTGTCTACTTCGTGTCTTGAAAAAAATGAATACATTCTAGCGACTGTTTCAGGGCTAAGATCTCTACCGTTTACCAAATCACGAGCACGAGCAACTCCAACTGCAGTTCCGCCTCTACCAAACTTAGCTCTTAGCTCTAAACCTCTTTTTGCATTGTTTGCCATTGATTCAGTTGGCTTTAAATCAATATCTGACACATCTCTTTTTTCCATATCATATTTTTTTCTTTCAGACTTTGGCTTCCATTCTTCTGGAAGTAAATCAGTTCTGTTAAGTGCTTCAGCTCTTCTTATAATATGATTACGAGCCCTTGCATAATTTGATGCACGACCAACTGCCTGAACTGCATTACTTAAATCTGCTGCAGTAACAATTGGAAAAGATCCATCAGGCAAAGCCATATCTCTACGAGCTAAAATCTGTCTTTCTTTATCAGAGTAATCTTTTTTACCCATTGAATGCTGTGGACAATTTTTATCATCACAATCTTCCATTGAGTGAGCTCTTGTATTTGGAACATCATCATTTCCAATAACATCATCGTGGTGTGCTTTTGAAGTTGATACCCTTAGAGTTTCTACCCTATGACCAACTAAAGTTTCTGTTGGCTTGCCATCTCTATAAATTCTAATAAGTGCTGCTGGATTATCTGGAGTTCCTGTAATTGTAAAATCAGAATTAGGAACATTGATAGAGCCATTTCTAACCACTCTAACTACTTTTCCTCTAGCAGTTCCGCCACTTGAATTCCAAGAAACCATTTGACCAACTCTAACTGAATCTGCTTTTGACATTTCAGGAATCATTTCTTCAAACTCTTCTCCAGAATTTTTCATATCAGAATTTACATACCCATCTGGAATTACTGCAAGTCTGCAAGCACCTTCTTCTTCAATTTGTTGAGCAATAATTGCACAGGCAATAGAAGATTTGTGAAGTGCACAGTTTCCACACTTTACCCCAATGGAAGCATTTTCATTATTAGCACCATCTTCATAACCAATCCAGATCCCCTCTGATTGATCTAGCGGTCCAAGCTCTTCTGTTAATTTTAACAAAGAATCTGCAAAGGCTTTTTCATCTTCTGAAAGCATATTGTAAAGGGGTTCGCCTTCCCATTCTGCTGATTTAATAATATCCACAACTAATATTATATCCTATTTTTGCTCATAATGATTTAGTAATACTTCAAGAAAAAATCTTTCATCATCAGAAAAAGTACTTATATTTTCTTTTATATATTCTACTTGTTCTGGAGTAACTCCAACAACGGTTTGTCCTTCAGTAAACACTATGTCTACAACATCTTTCATCCACAACTGACTAGCCATTTCTCCAACGGCTTCATAATGTGCATAATATAATTCTGGATAAAGTTCTTTACATTTTGAAGTTACCTTGTATGTAAACTGATCTGATATAGAATCATACCCCATAATTTCCATAGCACCTACTTCAATTAAGTACTCAATCATTTCTGATAATTCTTCGCTACTCATTTCTTCATTATCTTCCATGAGGCATTGACTCCTTTACAGTTAGTGGTGAAACTTTTACATACATAGATTCTTGATATAGATTGCAAAGGAAATCTACCCCACTATAAGAGCATCCACTTCCAATTCCACCCTTGATATCTTTAAAAATATCTTTTACAGATCCCTTATATGGAATCATTGTAGATACTCCTTCTGCAACTGCAATGTCTTTATCCTTATTAGCTTCTTTGCTTGCCATTCCTCTAAAAGATTTAAACTTTTTATTACCTTTAAAATGTAAAGACCCTGGAGATTCATCAGTACCAGCCAACATTGAGCCCAGCATTACAGAGTCTGCTCCTGCTGCAAATGCCTTAATCATATCTCCAGTATTTCTAATTCCACCATCTGCTACAATGGCAGCATTTAAGCCAAACTTATCTTTTGTCTCTCGCACGTTTATAATTGAAGATAGTGTTGGAATACCATGACCAGATACTATCCTTGTTGTGCACATACTACCGCCACCAATACCAACTCTAATAGAATCAGCACCTGCAGCATCCAGGGCAATATATCCTTCTGCTGTTGCAACATTCCCAGACATAATATGAATATCGTTTCCAACAAGATTCTTTAACCTTATTGTTGCATCAATTGCCATTTTACTATGACCATTTGCAGTGTCAATTAAAAGCATAGAAACTCCAGCAGAGATTAGTTTTTCTACCTGTTCTTCAAGGAATGTACTTGATAGTGCTGCACCAACAGGTAGGTTAAGATTGTTATAACTATTTACTTCTTTAACCATTTTTATTTGTTTTTTTACAGACATAAACCTATGGATAATTCCAATTCCGCCAGATTCAGCAATTGCAATAGCCATATCTTTTTCACAAACTGTGTCCATTGGAGATGCGATTACTGGAAAGTCTAGCCAGGTAGAGCCACCAACGGGCATCTTTAAATCTACGGCTGTTCTACTAACTACTTCCGAATATTGTGGAACCATTAAGATATCATCAAAGCAAATGTCATTATTTGCTAAATATTCTTTCATAAACTTAGGTCCATTTTCTACTAAATTAAATTAAAATTCATAAGATATTCTTTAATATCTTCCGTCATCTCAGGCTTAGATTTTATCATCTTTTCATCATCCTTGTCAACTTTTGGACGAGACTGGTAGGTATGAATTTCTACTTCCTGAATTTTTTCTCTTCTTGTGTGACTAATTGCATTATATACAGAGCCACACATAGCATCTGCAAGGTCCTTAGACTTCTTTCTTGGGTGGTCTACTCTATTATTATTCATAATTCTAAGTTCCTGCATCTCCTCAAGTAATAAATCTATTTGAGGTAAAACTATTCTTTCTTCATAAACAAGCATAGAAAGATCTTCATAATGTTTTTTAGCTACTGAAAGAGTTTCTGTTTTAATTCCAACACTACTTAAATCTCTTTGAATATCAAAAGAGTTCCAACGGTCAAAGGTTACTAGTCCTAGATTGAAACCAAGCCTTCTTAAGTTAATAATCCAATTCTTTACTTCTGATAAATCTACTGGACCTTCTTTTTTAGGTTCCCAGTACACGATTGCATCAACTACAACAAACGGAACAATCTGCTGATAATCATTAAATGATTGCAGACTTACCCACTTATCAATGTGGGCAATTGATACCGCACACTTATCGTGCTTCTGTGCAAGGTCAGCGTGAACGTAATAGGTTGTGTCTGGGTCTGGTTGAAAAGACTGTTCGATTCTTTTAGAAACATCAATAGGGTTGTGCTTTTTAAATGCCATTCCAAGTTTTTCTCTATTTTTAAAGAAAGCGTCAGAGGAGGTAGTTGGCATACAGGCAAAACGCATTAGTGCATCTGGCATATCTGTAAAGAAAGCTAATTTAAAATCTTCAATTTTTCTTGTAGGATTAATCTCCCAAGTTGGTCTTTTAAGTGCAAAGACTCCAGGAAGCTTATATGAGTTGATGTGGTCTTCATCCCACTCTACAGTAAATTTATTTTGTGGGTCATCTTCTGACAGTGCTGGATTTAAAATAAACTCATGCGATCTTACGATGGTTTCTTTTTCTGCAATAACATCTTCGTACCTTGTTGAAATAAAGTCACCTTTAAAACGAGGGAATGAAAGAAGAACTACCTTTCCAAAGTCTGGAAAGCGAGAGTCAACAGATCCACGGAATGCTTTATAAATATTGTCAGCAGTCTTAGCGTGATCGTTTCCACTTGCAGACTCCATTGCAAAGCCAGAGATCTCATCAAGAATTGCCAGCATTAAGTTCAAGCCTTCAGCAGATTCTCTTTCAGAGTGACCAGAGTACACAGTAATTGCTTTATCAAATTCAATGCTATCAATCTTTGGTGGAGAAAACTTTCCTGCAAACCACGGAGATCCTTCTATCTTACTTCTAAATCCTTTGAAGAAAACATTCTTAGCCTGTTGAGCATTGATAGCAACGTTCATAATATCAATAGCATCATTAGATGGCTTACCAAAATATCTTGAAGGATCTTTTAAACATAACAATTTATAAACTAAGTAAGAACATCCAACTGTAGAGGTATAGTCTTTTCCACTACCCTTTCCAAGCTGCATAATGATTTCACTTTTAGTATATTTTTTATAATGTTCTTTACCAGCTTCTTCACCCATATATCTAATGATGTCTTTTTCTTGATAGATTTGGCTCATGCATTCTACAAGAGTATATTGATACTCTGACAAGTCTGGCTGGTTTAAATATTTTTCACCTGTAACAAATGTTACAACGTCAACTGGGGTTTCTGAAAATGGTGACTCATCAAGAGCCTCCATAAAGTCACTAATATCAATTGTCAATTAAAACTACCCCACCCTCATTAACTTGAGAAAGTTTTGTCAAAACTTTTGGTCTACAAGATTCACAGGATGAAGTTACTTCTTTAAGAATTGAAATAAGAATTTCTTGCTTTCTTTCTGTTTCTAAAAGTTCATCAGCAAGTTCTTGATTATCAAGCAGACCTGCTTTTTGCAACATCTCAAGTCTCTTACTTTCAATATCAGCAATAAGCTTAATAGATGTTGTCTTAGCGGTTAAGTTTGCAGTGGTATCTGCAGAGTCAATAACTTCATATGCTTTTTTAATTAAAGATGAAAAATGTTGGTCTGCACCAGCAAGGGCTTCTTTTGCACGAGCATGGATTGCCTGATTGTTGGCAGCCATAACTCTCCAGTCAGTAAGAAGCTCAGTAACTTTTACTCTTGGAATGTTTAGTATTTTTGAAATCTCTGAAGCATCAGATCCTTTTAGGTACTCTGATGCAACCTTGTTTACAAGGTCTAAATGATTAACTAACGCTGCTTCGCTTGACACGCTTACCTCTCTTCTTTACTGCCTTAACTCTATCAGGATAAAAAGACCTAGTTGGTCCAGATGTATCCTTCAGCATTTGAAAGCAGTCTATCCATTCTACACCATTTTCAGGATTTTTGACTAGGCATTGAAACTTAAAAGTAGCCCCATATTCTCCAGAAATCTTAATCAAGTCACCTTTATTTATTTCGTGACCAGTTTCAGTAACCATTGAAAACTTTCTTTCAAACCTATCTAAGTAAGTTATCTTTCTTTTAGCCACGCTTTTTAGCCTTCTTTAGCAATAGATATCCAATCAAATCGTCTTCATCATTGTCACCTGCATATAGCTTTTTATTTTTAATTCTATTCAACTTATCATCAATACGGACATTTAACTGCTCCATATCGTCTGCATTACTAAAGATGCGAATAGGATTAAGAGCAGAGTTTCCATATGCTACATTTTTTTCTAGCAACATTTCTGTAATTTCTAGACAGGCAGCAAGAATACTATATCCAGCTGGTGCAGTTTTAGAGAGTTCAAGAATCTTTTTAATCTTGTCTTCATTCTTATTTACAAAGAATGCTTCTGAGGGATATTCAGCCATTATTTTCTTCTACTCTTTCTTAATCCAAATTTACCAAGATACACATAGATAGTTTCAACAGAAACTCCACATTCTTTTGCAATGTCTTCTGGAGATTTTTTATCTAGCAAGAATCTTTTTCTTAACCAATTTTCATTAGTGTACATTTTCATAATATCATTATATCCTTTATAAGTCAAGTTTACTTATCTTATTCCAATTATTTGTTGCATACCATCCAATAGCAATAGCGTCTGCAACATCGTTGTCACTTACATCAGTCATAAATTCTATATTGACAAGTCTAATAGTTCTATTCTTTCTGAACTCTCTTTCCTTGCCTTTGTACCAAGACTCTGACTTTCCAGGAGTTTGTTTTCTTAGTTCAAACTTTTCTTCTTTTGTTAGAACCTTATTGCCAATCCAGTTCTGCCAAGCAACTGGTACGCAGGGGTAGATGTCTTTTACGCCATTGATATATGCTGCACTAACAATAGCCCCTTGTGCAAGGGCTAACTGCATTGATGTTTTTGGAGAGTTTGCAAAAATAGTATTTTCGATTACAACTACCTCAACATTAAAATCTTTAAAAAGTGGAGTAAGTTTTTTACAAGCATCTCCAGCTTTTTTATAATGATCATTTCCAGTAAAATTAATCTTTCCAAATTTTACCAACTCATCATTTTCAAATATTGCAAAGGCAGCAGAAGTAGAAGAAGCATCTATAGAGATAAATCTTTTTGGCTTTCCAATATCTTTCCAACTAGGTTTGGTCATAATCAAAAAATCCTTTTATATCTTTTAAAGTTTGGTCAAGCTTTCTTTTACTCATCATACAGCTATTACAAAATCCAATATCATTATAAATACTAATTTCTATACCACACCCACCAGCACATTTTCTTGACTTTGTAGCACGAGACTTAACCTTTGAAACCTTGTATCTTTGCATAATCTTTTCCTTTGTTGCAGTTGCCCTGCACTCAGGTGAGCAATAGATTTGATTTTTATTATTGCTTTCAAAGTGATTATCGCATAGCTTACAAAATTTACTCAAGATCTTTCCTTGGTGCTATTTTAATATCACCCTTTGGTTTTGTGCGACATACTGTTTCGAAATCACAACCTTTGCAAACTTTAGAGTTTGAACGGTAAGGATTTTCAGGAAGAAGACCGTCATCGGATGCCTTCTTTACTTCTCTCATCCAATCAAAAAAGTAATTAATAAAATTCTTGTAGTGATCAGTTAGTTTAATGGGGAACAAAGAAAGTTCGTGACTATTCTTTGATTCATAAACAAGGAATGCAAAACTCTTTTTAAGAATCTTCATATAGATTAGAAGTTGTTCAACATGGTATTTTCTTGCTTCTCCCTTGACATTTAGATAATGAAAAGAATCTTCGTTAAGTGTTTTAATTTCAGTAAGAATATCCATATCATTCCACTTAATAATTGCATCTGTTCTACCAGAAATAGGTGGGTCTATATAAGATAAACGCTCTTCATTGGTTACTAGAATACCAGCAGACTCCATAGCCTTTTCAATACGACCATGACGATCAGTACCGCTATCCATATTTGCAACTGAGTACCAGTCTGTTTTTACATCAGACTCATTTCCTTCAAACCATAAGTACCAAAATCTAGGACACTTACCTGCACCATACGTTAGTGTTGACGGGGTAAAGCTATCTCTCTTTTTAAAAGATGCTTTTCTTTGCAGAGCATATCCTTCTTTAATCTTGTCAACAATTGCTTGACTATCAATTAAATTCTCTTCACTCTTTTTTGGTTTTTCAACCAACTTGTTAATAAGGCTCTTAGCCATTGTTAATCCTAACTGCATATTTTAATGCGTCCACTAGTCTATCCGTTGCTTCTTTAGCTGAATAGTATATATTTTTCTTTGCTCGTTCATCTTTCTTAACATTAGTATACCAGGAAGCGAGCATTGCAAATTTAGCAGAGTATGCCTGTAGCTTTACAATTAGTTCAACACCAACCGATGCTGGAACGTCTGGCTTAGAAATTAATTTAGCAATTAACACTAAAGTCTGTGTTAACTCTTCATCTTGCATATGTTCCGATATTTCATTAAACCCATTTACCTGATTTAATAAATCAACTGTTGTTTCCATTATTCCTCAATTCTTCAAATACTTCCCATTCAATTACGGCAAGTCTAACTTTCTTATTTCCCTCACCAATAACAAGCATAAGGGCTGGGTTTTTAGATCTGTCAACCTTTAAAGTGTCAGTAACAATTTTAGCCCAGTTGTCTTGACTGATAGAAAAACTTTTACTGTACTCTTTTACATCAACAACAAACTCATCATCACTGCCATCAGCCTTTACAGCACCTCTTCCAGAATTTTTATGAGCCTTAAGACCAGCTCTTTTAAGTTCTGCACGTTCGCTCATTAATTCCCCCTTGTAAGAATAACTTCAGACATATGTCTATTTGAACAAAGCCAAGTTAGTTTCATATCTTCACTATAAAATCTTGCAATTAAAACTAATTGTTTGCATGAGTGACAAGAAAATTTTCCTCTATACTCAGAAAATGCTTTATACATTTAGCTTTGCCTCTAGGTCTGCTACTCTCTTTGGATCTTCCTTTAGCCAATCAATGACTTTTGCTCTACCCTGGAATCTTTCTTCCCCGATAGTGTACCAAGCACCACCCTTTTGAATTGCACCAACAAGTTCTGCGGTATCAACTAGGTCTGCAACCTTATCTATGCCTAAGACACCATCTCCATCAAAGTAGAAGTCGTAGGAACCTGCAACAAATGCTGGACCAGTCTTATTAAAATCAATATGCCAATTAACTACACGACCAATTTTAGATTCAATCAACTTATCTCCAGAAGCTATCTTGCCCTTGATTGCCTGATTGTCAGAATCACTTGACCAAAGTTTTACAATTGTGCTGCTAAAGAATTTTGTAGCAAGACCTCCAGTTGGCATATGGCTTGCAAACATAGCACCAATATTATTTCGGAGTTGGGAAATAAAAACTAGAAGTACTGGTTTTTCTTGATTGTTTGCAAAGTTAAGCATCTTTACTGCATTTGTCATATCTTTTGCTTCAGCCCCAATTTGTTTTGTATTCTCAAGTTGTTTTAATTCTTCTGAATCTTTTTCAAAATATATTGCAGGAAGCATCGCTGAAATTGAGTCAACAACAATCATATCTACACCAGCCTTCATTAACTGAACACCAACATCAACCATTTCATTCATACTTCTAGCATTTGAATAAATTAAATTTTTAACATCTACTCCAAGCTTTATTGCCCACTCAGGATCAAATGATGCTTCTGAATCAATCCAAGCACAAATCTTTCCATCTTTTTGTGCATCAGCAATCATTTGTAAACAAAAAGAGGACTTACCTGCAGACTTATTTCCCCAAACCATTACCTGACGACCATATGCAAACCCACCCTTTAATGCGTGGTTAAGGCTAACGCTAGGTGTCTTTTGTTTTATAATTTCAACGGTGTCCCCACTTGTAATCTTTTTACGCAACTTTGGATCTAATTGGGACAAAAATTCGTCAAGGTCTATTTTGCTCATGCTAGAACACCATGCATCTTTGGACGTTCTGTATTTATCTTAGCCTTGTTTTTTAAAGACTCTTCAAGAGATATAGAAGTATATCCATCTCTAACTAAACCAGCATATAAATCTAAGACCCTAATAATAATGTCAGCTAGTTCTTCCACTACTTGATCATCACCCTTCTCCTTGCGTATTGCCTCAAGTACCTCAGACACTTCTGAGTGTACCATTGCAAGTTGTTTTAGATAAAAGATAGTTCCATTATTATCATCCCAAAAACCTTTGTCTCTTGCATTTGCATGTAGTACTGCTGCAAATTCATCAATTACGATAGCCATTTATAATACTTCCTTCAATGTAATAGTTCCTTCTTTTGTTTCACCAAAATTAATTTTTGCTACTTTTCCAGGCTGGCATTTCATATATCCAGTAGAGAACATTGTAGGGAATACCATTGCAGCAGTCATTTCTCTTGAACTATCAGCAACAATCATATTAGCCATTCTCTTTCCAGCTTTAGTAACTCTAGGAGTAAAGGATAGCACAAAGTGTTCATCATTTGCAAATGGTATTTGCTTATAGTTTAAAAACTTTATAAGTGGATTTTCTTTGTGCTCTTTTAATTCATCAATTGGAATAGCCTCAGAAATTCTATTTGCACCTGCAAGAATTAAATAAGTTCTTCCTGGTTCAATCTTAGTCTCTTCTTCATCAAAGATTCCAATTACTCCAGTAGAGTCCATAATTTCTACTCTTGACCAGCCTTTACCACGCTTAATATTTTTTGCAATACCAAGTAAGACAAATACACCTTGCTCATCAAAGTCTTCTACCAGATCTATGTATGCATAGTAATGCTGTGGAACACTTGTATTTAATTCTGGAAGATTTAAATATTCATAAAGATTATCTCTAACCTTTACTTCATCTCTAGGATTATCTTCAAATGTTAATGCACCAATAAGGTCTAATGCTTCTACTGCTCTTGAATTAATTCCACTACCTTTTTTTATTGCAAAGCTTTTAAACTGCTCTTTAGATTCAAAAGGTCTTCCTGCAATAATTTTACCTGCAACTCCTTCAGAAAGCCATTTGATTGCAGCAAGTCCAAACCTGATACCCTTGCCCTCAATCTTAAAGTCTGAATCAGATTCGTTAACGTGTGGAAGTTTTAAAGACAACCCCATACGCTTACACTCAATTAAGTATTCAGTACGAGTGTCACTATCTTTTTCGTTCTTTAACAATGAAAACATAAATTCAATAGGGTAGTGATACTTTAGCCAAGCAGTCCAATAGGACAAGGTTGAGTATGCAACAGCGTGAGACTTGTTAAAGGAATAACCTGCGTGTGCTTCAAAGTCATGCCATAAATCTTTTGCTCTAATTCCAATATGCTTTTCTGCATTGTTAACAAATTTATCTTTAAAGATGTCAAACTCTTTAGCATCTTTTTTCTTACCAATAATCTTACGAACTTTATCAGCTTCAACCATTGTCATTCCACCAAGAACCACGCAAGCTTGCATAACTTGCTCTTGATACAAGACACAGCCATAGGTGTCTTTTAGGTAATCGTTCATAGAAGGATGAATATATTCAACCATTTCTCTGCCGTGTTTACGGGCAATGTATGACTTTCCAATTGTATTCATAGCACCTGGACGAACAAGAGCGTTTGATGCAACAAGTTCATCAAAGTTGCTTACTCTCATTTTAACCAGAAGGTTTGTATACGGAGTTGCTTCACACTGAAAAACACCCTTTGTACGCCCCTCAGAGAGCATCTCAAAGACTTTCTTGTCATTTAGAGGTATCTGCTTTAGGTTTATGTCTGTACCGTGGCGTTCTTTAATTGTTTTAATAGTCTGATCAATTACAGTAAGAGTCTTTAGACCAAGCACGTCAAGCTTGATTAGACCAATTTCTGCAGCCTCTTCCATATCTACTGCAACTACTGGAATTCTTTCTTTACTTCCTGGTGCAATTCGTGTTTCAAGTGGTGCATACTTAAAGATTGAATCCTTTGCAGTAACCACACCTGCAGCATGAATACCAGTTCCACGAATTCTTCCACGAAGTTGCTCTCCATATTTAACAATTTCAGGATACTTCATTCTAAACCATTGAGCATTAGCTGATCTTGTAAAATCATCCCAGCTATCTACACCCTTAAGAACTTTATTAACATCATTAAGAGGGATGTTAAATGCTCTGGCAACATCTCTTACAACTCCCTTGTCTTTAAATGCAAGGAATGTAGCAATGGATGCAACATTCTTATACTCACGTTCAAGGTATGCCTTTACTTCATCTCTTCTATCATCTGCAATATCAGAATCAATATCTGGGAAATCATCTCTGTCTGGATTAATAAAACGGAAAAACAAAAGACCATATTCAATTGGATCAATTTCTGTAATTCCTAATGCATAACAAACTAAAGAACCTGCTGCTGAACCACGACCTGGACCAACCATGATGCCCTGCTCTTTTGCCCAATTAAGCATATTATGAACGACCAAAAAATAAGGTGAAAAGTTTTTACTCTTAATAACATCAAGTTCTAGATTTAATCTATCAAGGTATTCTTTATTTTCAGAAAGACCTCTTAGGACTAGCCCTCTAGAAGTAAGTGCAAGCAATTCATTATCTGGATCCTCAACCTTTATTGGAAGAAGATCTAGATTACTTTTAATAGTATACTCTTCTACCTTGTTTGAAATCTCAACAGTATTTTCATAAATGTCTTCACGCTTAATTCCCTGCTGTTGCATTGCTGATTTAATTTCTTCATAAGAAAGTAAGTGAATGTCAAAACTTCTAAAAGACATCATTCTATCTTCACCATATAAATAGTCAAGTCTTTTCATAGGGTCTTCGATCTTTGAAGCCTTGTCGAAAGTAGATTCTTTATTAAGTTTTGCGTGTGTATTTAAAAGTAACATCATTTCTTGGATTACCTTTTGACTCTTATCAGAGTGATGGCAGTCAGGAGTTACTACTGACTTCACACCATAAGTGTCAGCCATTTCAAGCAATTCTTTGTTTAATTCTGAAGAGTTGTGTGGCATAACTTCTACATAAAAGTCGTCACCAAATGTTTCTTTAAACCATGTCATATGCTTTTTTGCAGCAGCATATTCTTTATATTCAATTGCTTTTGCAAGAAGTCCACTCATACAAGCTGATAAAACTATTACACCTTCTTTATACTTTGATAATATTTCAAAGTCAATTCTTGGCTTTCTATAGTATCCTTCAGTCCAAGCGAGTTCATTAAGTTTATTTAAATTTTCTAAGCCCTTGTCATTTTTTGCAAGAAGAACAATATGGTTGTATACCATATCCAAGGGGTCTGTTCTTTCAGACTTGTCTCTATTGTCAAATCTATCTGCAGTTATGTATCCTTCAATACCCAAAATTGGTTTAACGCCATTTGCTTTTGCAGCCCTATACATTGGTCTATGACCAGACAGAACGCCATGGTCAGTTATTGCAATTGCTGATAGTCCAATTTCAGAAGCACGTTTTGCATACTCTTCTGGAGTTGCGACACCATCCATTAGTGAATAGTGTGTGTGAACGTGTAACGGAACGTAAGTCATTTTAACCTTTCAGTTAGATAGGGTGGGGGAGTACTTCTCCCCCACCACGATTACCAATCTACAGAAGTTGATACAGATGGATTGTCAAAGCCAAGAAAGAATGATTCTTGCTCTGCATAAGGGACTTCTCTTACAACAGCTTCAAGGTCTGGAACTTCAAACTTAGACCAGTCAAACTTTTCCTCATCTTGCTTAATTGGAATTAGAATATAGGTTGTTTCAGTTCCTTTTCCATTTCGCTTTAGCTTCCATGTCATGTTAGAAAGACTTTGTGAATCTTGAACATATTCACGAATTGTATCAAATGTTGCAGACTTTGCTACACCCATACTCCATACAGCAATGTACGGATCGTTTGCACCATCATCAACCAATACGTTGATGTAGAAACGTAGACGAGATCTCCATCCAGCCTTCATATCCTTTCTGTGCATTTCACAACCAAAGCAACGACCTTCGCTTTCAGCAGAACATGCTGCCTTACGCTTATAGTCCTTTGGGTTTGTATGCTCAGAAACAACAATGGCTAGACCATTCTTTTCGTCATAACTTGGGGAGTCTCCATCAAGCTCGTTTACAAAACGAACGGATACACTCTGATTGTCTTCTAGTTTTAGCCACGTTACTCGTGGACCATTATTTTCAAATTTTGGCTTATCTAGCATTGCTTCGATATTCTTTAGCCCTTTTACAATTGCCATAATATTTCTCCTAATATTTGTCCTATAGATGGACAGTTTTACTATTGTAACACATTTGCTATAAGATCGTCAAATTGTGACACAAACTTTTTTAATTCATCATCAGATAGTTCTGATACATCTTTTACTGATTCTGGAAGACTTGCAATTGTTGCACTTGAGCCAAGTATGTTGGATAACTTTTTAGCCATTTCTCTTCCTGCATCATCATTATCTCCTAAAACTATTACATTATTAAAGTACTGTTTTAGCAATTCTCTCTGTCTACCTGACACTGATGCTCCTAAAGTGGCTACAGCGTGTGCTCCTACCTGTTCTAAGCGTATTGCATCAAAGGATGACTCAACAACAAATACCTTGTCAAATCTCTTTGCTCTAAATAAGTTAAACATTGTTTTTGATTTTGGAAGTCCTGGAGTGTTTTTAAACTCCTTGCCTTCTACAGACCTACCAACAAACCCTAGACATATTCCATCAGGAGAGTGCACTGGTATTGTAACCATATCCTGACTTTCAGAGTATCCAAGCAGATACTTTTCAACACTATCTTTATTAATTCCTCTACCAAGATAATACTGTGCAGCTCTTTGAGAGTTTAAGGCAGAAGCATTTAGTCTTTTAATTAACTCATTATCAAACTCTATAAATTCAGGCTTTCTATTAAGCTTTGATTCAAGTACTTCAATAAAATTAGCATTGTCTGATTTAGAATCAATCATTCTTGCAGATTCAAAATATGATCTTTTAGTTACATGCATTATTACTTCAACAAGAGAATGAGATTCTTGACATCCAAAGCAATAAAATAATCCGCTTTCTTTTGAAATTTCTGCAGCAGGAGATCTATAATTATTATGATAAGGACAAAAGATTATAAAGTCAGATTCTACTTCATATACTACATCAATACCTGCAGTTAGCAGACTTCTTCTGACTTGATCCTCTGAGTAGAAGAAGCCATCACTGGCTTGTTTCTGTCTATCCCTGCTATACACTCTGCTGTTCTCTTTCCTACATATACACCGTATATTGATATTTCAAAATTAAATGTCTTACCATTATAACTAATTGTAAAGTCTGTGTCAATATCATACCTTGGAACATATCCATCAGATCTCATTCCAGCGACAATCATACTGTAGTACTGCTCTTTAAGTCTTATGATATGGGAATCATCATAAATTTCACCATCAAGGCTAAATCTTTTTATTGACTTATGAGCGTACATACCATCAATTATATCAATGGAATTAACTAGTTTTATTCAAAATCCTTATAAATAAAGCGACCTGAGTCAAAATCAATATCTACCATAAACTCTCCACAGAAACCATGACGATTTTTTCTAAATATACATTCAAGGATTGTGCTACCAGTAGCACGACCTAAAGCTAAAACCCAGTCAGCATCATATGCTAATTGCTTTGACCACGCTACTTGACCAAGTGAGGGAACGCTGTTCATATCTGTAGCATCGTCAGGGGTGGCAGAGGCAATCGCAACAATTGGAACTTGGGAAGAAATTGCAAGAACCTTTAGTTCTCTAGAAATATTCTTAATCTTTACAACTTCATTATCATTTCCTTGATTTGAATTCATTAACTGAATGTAGTCAACAAATACAACATCTGGAGAATACTGATCTATCTTTCCTCTAATAACAGAAGGAGATACATCTGCAAGACCATCATTAGAAATGATATAGAATGGTGGTCTATCTTTTAAATTTTGCTTAGCCCAATTTTCAAAGCCTTCAATATCAATCATACCTGCACTTAATTTTCTATGTGAGAAATATCCTTCAGCCATAATTGTATAAACACGATTTCTAACTTCTTTCTCCGTCATTTCAAGAGAAACTATTAACGGCTTTTTGCCAGCTTTCCACGCCTGTACAGCCATAAAAATAGCGAGCCAAGACTTACCAATGGCAGGATAAGCAAGAAGTATGCCAAACTGACCAGGAGCAATACCACCAGGTAAATAGTTATCAAACCCTGCAAGATTCGTTCTAACGCCATGTATACCTTTTTCACTTAACTCCTTAATGTGTGTAAAGTGTGCAGAAGCATCTTCTACATCTGTTGCATCAATATCTCTTACATCAGAACTAATTCTTTTAAGATCAGATGTCTTTGAAATTATTGAATTAAGAGCTTCAATTGGTTGATGATCATTTAGTTGTTTTGCACTAGTCATTAGTGCATTTCTTAAATGGTCTTCAAGGAACTGTATTCTTAACTCTTCTAAGTGATGCTTTGTTGTACCAATTTCACCTACTGGTTGAAAATCTCTAAACTTTTCTACCAGAAGTGACTGTGTTGGAACGGTTGAATTTTGCTCATAATAATTCTTTACAAAATCCCAAACGTCTTTATGAGTTCTAAACAAAGTATCTGGGTTTGCCTGAAATAGCACATGAATTTGCTTATCATTTAAAACTGCAGATAGTACCTTTGCTTCTAAATCAGACATTATCTATTTAGCCATTCCTTTGCTTGTTCCCTAAGTAGCTTTCTAGCCACATCATCTTCTTCTTTAATTCTTTTTGCATCATAAATTTTATCAGCATTGTTCACCAACCATTTCCAAGTTGGAGATGCAGACACGCTAACATAGTATTCAATTAGATCATAACTTTGCTCTATACCGTATGATTCAATCAACGAGTCTGCAGCCCATTGCTGAATGTGAATATTGATATTTTCTTCTTTTAAGTTTTTTTCTTTTGTTAACTTCTTGTATCTAGATATTAGTGCAAAGCGATCTTTTTTTTCCGCCACTAGTCCTCTAGTTCTTTCTTAGCTTCTTCAACCTTTTGAATTACCTTATTTTCTACAAACTGATAAACTCTATCAAGAGCCTGGTCTGTATTTTCTCCACTACGCACAAAATCTGTAATTCCTAAATCAATTCTAAGACTTTGAAAATTTCCAAGATTTAGTGTATATCCTAGTGTTACTGAAACATTTGTTGTTTCTGACATTTTGGTCTCCTACCATGTCTCTTCTTGCCAAGTCGGAATGAAACGCCCATCCGATGTCTTCGTATAAAGCATTATAGCATCTCCCATTCTAGAACGCAAGTCTTGCTCTGTTAGTACGTTTCTAGGGGTGATCTTGCCGTCTTTCCTTGGTCTACCACCGTGTATGGTTGTCATAATTTCCCTAATTTCAAAAATATGATCTTCAGAATAATAAGCATTAATTTGAAAACCTCTTTCTCCACCAATACTATCACCAATTGGCTCAGGAATCAAACCCTTTGCAATTATTCTTTGAAACTGCACCCTTGATCTATTTAAAATTCTTGCAGTATTTGCAATAGTATAGGCTCTTTTCTTATGTTTCTTAAAATCAGAATATAGCATACTTTGCTCTTTACCCTGAGTTACATTATAAAAGTTAACAATGTTGCTACTTTTATTGATATGAAATACCTTTACAAGTTCTTTATTGATAAAGAATATTTTTTTGCAAGGATTTATTTTATCCTGTGGTTGAGACATTCTACCTGCCTAAGAACTAATTCTTTCACCAATTGCAATTATTGAAACATCAGCAGAAAAAGCTCCAGAGGTTGCTGACGAGAATACGTTTACCTGACAAGAGTTTTGAGTAACTCCACTTAAAACTGCGTACAAATTTGATACACCAGTTACAGATGTTACTGAAGATATAACTACTGGAGTAGTTTTAAATATTCCAGAGTAGTCAAACGATGCTGGAGCATTTGGCTGAACAGATAAGTTTGCATCAACAATTTTTTGAGTCTCTGCATAAAATGCTAAATTTGATGTTAATAGTTGAGAAGGTGTAGAATTATCTCTATATTTAATTTTTGAAAGAGTAGTACCAATTAGCTCTGAAACTCTATTTATTTCTTGAGCTATTCTAAACAAGTAAGATATGTCAAGTGGTTGACCTCTATCTGGTAATTCAATTTGTGCCATTTTATCTCCTAGTTAATTATATCAGGTAAGTAATTCTTACTCAGATAAGGATACTACTCCAGTATCAAATATTTTAAACAAGTCATATACGCCTTGTGCTGAACCAGAAACTCCTAAGTATTCATTAAGTCTTGGCTGATAAGAAGTTGATGCTGATTCAAAAATTTCTAATCTTGGAATATCTTTTAATGCAACAGTTCCAAAAACTCTTACTGAAGCAGATCCAGGTGGTATGACAATGCTTGTTGTATCTTCAGATACTCTGTTATGATATTCAAAATTACCCATGGCAGATCCTGATCCCCATTGAACAAAAACGTCTGTATCGTGTTGTTTAAATTTTTGTGAATGATTGTGAGCAATAGATGCACTAGTAATTGAAGCAGAATTATAGTTATAAATTATTGGAGTATCCCATGTTAGACTAACCTCTTCTGAAGAAATTACTGCAGTAATGTCTGACTCTAAAGGTCTATATTGACCAATGCTTTTAAGTGTATAAAGCTGTGACCAGGCTGACCACTGGTTTTTATCAACAGATATGATTCTAAATTGAAAAGCATGATCTCCATTTTTATCTGGAGTTGGTAATTTTTCTACAGGAATTCTTATCTGTGCCATTAGATAACTCCTATGCCAAACCTATATTCTACATAGCTTGTAGAATTTTCTCTCTTTAAAATTGGATTTTCATCTAATGTTTTTACATATTCGGCAGCAACAAGAGAATATAATGGATTATAGCTAGAAACATTTTCAAACCTTAAGCCATCATACAATACAAAATGATCTGCAACAACATCATTAGAATTATTATGAATACAAGTGTAAATTCTTACACCATTTACAGAACTCCAAGAAAAGTTTTGATCTGTTGTAAATTCTGAAAGGCTTTTTGTAATAACCTGATATCTTTTTAAATTTATATCTGTATCTTGAAGTACAATGTCTACAGAAGCTTTTGGTGAATCCTCTATTGAATTATTTAAAAACTCTAATTTAATTTTAACATAATCTGGGTCTGAAGCAGATCTAGCGGTGCTAATTACTGAAAATGCTAATTTTATTTGATCCGTTGGTAAATTATTTCCCAAGTTTAAACTGATAGAATTATTTTCAATATAATATGAAGCACTGCTAGAGGTGTTTATTACAGACGAACTTGCAGAAACTCCAGAAAGCACAGAAGTACTTCCAGAAACAAGTAGGCTTTTGTCTAAATATCTTGGGGGCTCTGCCCTATTTACTCTATCTGAATATTCAAATATTGGAGAGTTGCTATTTATGAAAACAAAGTCTGCTAATGTGTAAATATTTTCTGGTGAAATTTCTAAATATTTTTCAATATTTCCAGGAGTTACATCATCAATTCTAAGAGGACCTATGTATGAAACGGTTCCAGAATTGTCTTGATTATTAGAATATGCCCAAGGTTCTGAATTGTTAAATGTTGATATAATTCTGCTATCAAAATTACCAGCTACTGCATTTGTTGCTGCTGGATATATTCCAAGTTCAGTTATTTGATATCTTTGTTCAATAGGAAGCTCTGCTTTAAAAACAATTTTTTCAACTTGCTCATTTGTTATTGGATCTAATTCTTTTAACAAGCCTTTTGATAAAATTGGAACTCTTGCTACTTCAAATTCTAAAGACTGAACACTTGCAGAAAATGTTGCAGAAGAAGATGTTGGATATGGCTGTCCACCAACGCCAATAGCAATATGACTTGCAAATTCTGGAGCTTGGTTTAAAAGATATTTTGCTACAATATTTTTACCATTTGTCGTAATCATGATTCCACCTTTTCTATCTTATATATTGTACCATTTGTGTCTATTAAAACCTCTACCTGCTGATTTTTTTCTAAATTAATAAGTTCTATAACTAAATCACCATTTGTATCAATATAGTAATATCCTTTTTGACGAGTGATTATTTTATTATTTTCATCAAGATATTGATAAGTTGAGTCTAATTTTTGCAATCTTATATAGTCTTCTTGAGGTATTTTATCTTCAATATTAATTGTATAAATGCTAGTAAGAGGCTTAAACTTATCCATTATACTTAATTGTTTTGATATATCATACTTTTTTCTAACTTCAGACAGGTTTGAAATAATTGAGTATCTTTGATTAATTCCCTCAATAGTGTCATGCCTTTCAGCTATTGATAATTCTATTGCAGAAATATTTTCAAAAAGAAGTTTTTGAATTTGTTCTGCATCAAATTGTGGAACTAAAGAAGATATGTCAAAAACATTCCTTGCTGCAATTCTAACAGGGGAGGGGGCAATGGTAGCCACTGGTTCAGGAGTTGGCTCCATAAATTGGGGTACTTCAATTGGTGTATCAATTACCTTTGGTGGGGTCGTTGAAGAGTCGTTCTTTGTAGATCTAGGTGGGGGAGTTGGAGGTGGAGGAGTTGGAGGTGGTGGCGGAGGTGGGCTTGATGGAATTGCACCAGCACCGCTAAAATTGGGTCCAGCCTGAGCATACATTGCTGCTAGCTTAGAGGCTTGTGCAGCAGCTTGTGCTGCTTGTGCAGCAGCTTGTGCTGCTTGAGCACCGTCACTCTGAGGTTTCTTTGGTGGCGGAGGTGGGGGAGGAGGAGTTTTTCTGGGTGGTGGAGGTGGTGGATTTCTAGAATGACCCGCACCTGCTGGACCTGAATTTTCGCCTGGCATACTAAACCTCCATTACCCTTAATTGACTTTTAACATTTGAAGAAGATCTTCCATATTGGGCAGATATTACAACAAATCTTTTATTCTCATCTACCATTTTAACACCTTCTGGTAAATCAAAATTAATTTTAACAATATCTCCAAGTTGAATGTGTGCTGTTGCAAAAGTATCTATCTCAAATACCTTTCTTGGTCTAATAGTTTTATCAAGAATCCATTTCATAATATCTTTTGCAGAATCTTCATTTTGAATATAAACAGAGTCTAATGAAAATGACTTACTTCCATAAGTAGATCTACTATTTTTAATACTATCATATATCTTTTCAGATCTTTCTGGAGAAACAATTAAATTGTTGGCAACAACTGGGTCAGAAAAGTTTGATAGTTCTTTAAAGTAATCATCAACAGTAAGAACATTAGAAATATTCTGAGTAAACGTAATTCCTTGAATCATAATTCTATTCGTAGAGCTTTCACTTAAATTTATTGCTTTGTCTGTTGTGTTAAAGATTAAGAATTCAGCTCCATAAGATCCTGGCAAAAAGCCTGAAATTTGATAAGATTTTTCTACGGTAAATGGAGGAACAAATTTTGCTATTAACGCTGGGTAAGCTTGGTCATATTTAATATTAAAATATGCACACTCTCTTAAGATAGTTCCAAATTCTTCAAAGTAAAAATCTACAGTTGGCTTTGTCTCTGTACTAATAGAAGATAGAAATGTATTTTGAATTACTGATGGAAGAGAATATTTTTTTAAAGATTCAGCAGATATTGTATTCTTTACTTTTTCTCCCAAAGAAACATCTTCTTCTTTTATATTTTTTAAAGCAAAAATATTTTCAAACATACATTTGGTAGATCCTCTTGTAAATAAACAAGTCTTTAAACCACTGCTTGGCATTTGTAAAGGATTGTTATCAGACACTCTTCCAATTAATGCATTATTTAAATATATATTAAAATCAATTCTATAAATTCCATTTGCATTTCTCTTAATGTCTGCATCTAAAGATAAGTCATAGACTGCTATATCTTGAGAAATTAATCTATCTTGACCAACAAACTTTCCTTCATCAACAAGGATTCTTGCAAGAGCTCCAAAAAGTTTTTTAGGGACTGCAATATTTATCTTCTTATCTACTTGCGTAGAATATGGAGTTCTTTCTACTTTATAAAAAATTATATTTTCAAGAACCTGATCCGTTGGAAGAATGCCTCCACTTGAATCTGAACCATAGTATTTAAGAACGTCTTCAGACATAGATGCTATTTCAAGATAGTATCCAGAGTTTGTGTTTGTATCAACCATGTATCCAATTCCACCAGCTCCACCAGACAAGGTTTTTAAATTAGAGCTTGTAGTGGCTTTATCAATTTCAAAAAGATCTGTTGAGTTTAAAGCAGATTGAGTTTTATCATCTATAATTTTTCCAATAATTCTCATTCTTGTTCCAACATGTCTGTAATCTGTGTCTAAATCTTTATAAACATAGCTTATTAAATCTCTACTACTTGTTGCAGACAGGTCTGTACTTTGTAGTGATGGAACTGGATATGGTCCACTGAATATTAGTGCAGATGATTGAATTCCTGCAACGTCTTGCTGATTAAAACTAGAAAAGCCTTCCGATCTTGTTGACTTTTTCATAAAATTAGCAATCTTACTAGTTATTGAAGACTGTCCTTGTGAAGCCGTATCGTTACCAAGGGGGTTTGCTGCAACTGAATTAGACACTGGATCATAAGTTAAAAATTCTGTGGGAACAGTACTAAATATGTTTTTAGAATCCATTCTAAAAGATTTTCTATTGTTTGAATCTTCCCAATAAGGATTTAGTCCAGCACTGTGAGCTGTAATAGCTGTTCCAAACTGACCTCTACCATGAGACCTTACTTCTCCATTTTTATATTTAACATTTTCTTCTAAACCATCAAAGTTGGCTCCAGATGCATTTTCATAATATGGTTCTGTATAGATTCTAAGAAGACCAGTTAGAACCATTTTTCCATTAAAAATTAGCTTGGAAAAGTATTTTTGATACTCGTTGTTATTCGTTATCCATACAAGACCATTTGTTGCAGAAGCAGATGGAGAATCTACCTGATACTGCTGTGCATCATATCTTATAATTTCTCCATTAGCAAATAGATATCCCTGAAATCTTGGCAACCAAAAAGCACTTTCTCCAACATCAATTGTGTTATTTATTATTTCATTATTTACTACAGTTGGTACTGCACTTCCAAGACTAGTTCCCAATGGCACTGCTCCAAGTGCATATCCAAGATTTGCTGTTGGTTGGTTTATTGTTCTTGCCTCTTGTTGATCTCCAAGTTCCCAAAGTATTGCACTTTTATAGCCATAGGTTTTTTCACTAAGACTTAAACTTGCTTGTTCTAACTTTGATACTTCTCTTTGTATGTATCTGGTTGTGTAATTAATTTTGCCATCATTTAATATCTTTGTTTCAAAACCAGCAATTCCCTCAATGTTTGGAACAATGTTACCAGTTCTTTGTCCGTAAAGAGTTGTTAGTCTTTCAGAAATTGCATCGTTATCATCTCTTACAGAAACATCTGGCATTAAGTATTCTTTTGGCATAATAACAAAATTATTATATTCATCAAAAAACATTGAAGTCTGAGTAGCCTGTGCAAGTCTTTGTAAAACTTCTGAAACAGAAGCGTCTGGCTCAACAAAGAAGAATGGAATTACTGGATCGTTTGCAGTATTAATATTTTTAAATACATAATTACTAAATCCAATATTGTCCAAAAGTAGTGCTACTGCTTTTGTAAGGGTAGAGTTTTGCAAGAATATAGATGTGGCATTATTAGATTCTAATATAAAGAAAGCATCTCTTAAATTTAATGAAACATCTTGCATACCACTTGTAGCAACTGCAGCATTTTCTGAATAGAATGTTTTTAATGGAATAAACTTATCATATCCATTAACATCTAAAATAGATTCATAAAAATCAAACTTAATTTGTGGCTTAAGAATATTAGCAATAATGCTTCCATCTCTATTTGCAATACCAAAAACATTTAGCTCTGTAAAGGCTCCATCATGGTTTGATAAATTAATACCTCCAGTTGAAGCTACAAGTCCACCAACTGGAAGACCAAAGTCTGTTGCCATAATATTTTTATTAATATCATAGTCCAAAACATAATCTGTTATATCA